CGGCATGATAACCCTGCGCGATCTCCAAGGGGCAAGGTCTGCCGCTTGGAAGTAAGTTGGCAGGGTTACATTAGATGTGGTCTGTCCGTATAGTCGATGCCGTGTCAATGCGTCAGGGATGCGTGGATTATCCAGTAACTGAGTTCCAGCATTGGTCGAATATGCATTACAGCCAAATAGGCCGGAATCTGGATATGATGCTAATGAAGGAGTTGAACCCAAAGTGTGAACGCAAAACTCCTTAAACGGGGCGCAGAACCTTACAGGTTCTACCAAGCAGTTTCCAGCAAGAAGATTCGCATACGCCCCAGCACCCATTTAATCACCCGCTAAATGTTACGGTTACCGGGCAAGTACAAAACCCATCGCTGATTATGCCCGTGAATGTCATCGTCACTATTCCAGTTGACGGATTTTGACTGCACGAACCTGAAGGAGTACCAGTCACATTATTTAATGACCAGTTTGGAAACATTTCAGCCTGGTTGATTGAGCAACTTAACGGGGGTCCGCCAACTGTCCAAGCGAAGAGGATGCCGAATGATCCGGTTGAATAGCCCCAAGCAAAATCACAAACTCCGGTTCTGGAGAGTGTTCCAGTTACAACCGTTGTTGGCCATCCCGTGTTACATGAGGTGTTTGGTGGAATTGGAGTTGAAGGACCGGCTGAGAAATTTAAGGTGCTGGGTAATGCCCTGTTACCCCAGCATGGATGGTAAATCCTACTACCCGCTGGTGGTGGAGCAACGCTAGAGCAGTCTAGTGATTCAGTCGTCATGGGGCCACGCAGGTTGTGTCATAAGTAACAATTAATAAACCACCAGTACATTGAACTGATGATACATGGGGGCAATCCATTGTGTTGCCACCACCACTACCACCTTTAAAGAATTCAAAGACAGTATAACTGTTTCCAGCGATAGACCTTGGCCTCATTAGAACAATCGCGCCAACAGTACTTTGCGAACCATCCAAGGCGAATGCTGGCTGAGATACAGTTGCTCCTATTGTTCCGTATCTAGCTATTGAGGAAGGCATATCCTCGTAGTCATAACCGTTGGCGCAAATCTGTTGTTCAATCCAAGCATGAGCATAACCAACACAAGAACCCGAACCAATAGTTGATGCACCAACCTCTGTAATTCTGGCTATGAACCATTCGCTTGGAACAGATGTTGTCCCATCTACAGAAATTGGAATTCTGCTTGCTGTAGCCATTATGCGTCATACCTAAAAAGCTGTTCCATTCGATAAGAAGCATAAATTGGTCTTCCGGCCCCAAGTCTTTCTGGTGATATTTCAGCAGTATAATATTTCATATTTTGCGCCCATATTACTAAATTATGCCCGTAAAACTTTTTAAAGTTCGTGCTGGGATTAAGAGGTTCTTCAGTAGCAATGTCATTTACAGATTGTGCAAACAATTCAAAAACGAATGTTATATCGCACATCCGTGTCATCTCAGGACCAGTACCTGGGCCTTGAGCCAATGTTTGATATGGTGGAGAATACTTGTTGATCTCAACACCTTTAAACAAAAGACTGCCAGCAGGGTATCCATAAAAAGGATATTGATTCACTTTGCCTAAAGCGTTCTGGATATTTTTAGAAAAGACCATTAAGTATGGGACGAAGTACCAGGTTAGTTTCAAAGTTGGCTTGCAGATCAAAACATTTACGCCGCTTCCGTTTGTGGAGTTAATCCATGTAGGTGCTGCGTCACCGTTTTTGTAAATAAAACTGTTTACTGCCGTAGTTAAAAATTCACCACTTGGTTCCAAGGATATTTCGACAAACCTTTTGTACTCAGCACAATCCAAGAATGTTGTGAAGTCGTTGGCTATGTTGTAGTAATTTGGGACATTTGCCTCCCATGATGCTTTTAAAATGTCATCTGGGATTAGGATGTAAGGCCTTGGCTCAAACTCAACTGTTACCCTGTAGTTTTCGTAAATAGCAAGGTCTTTGAAATGCGTCTGGATGATCCTTTGATATTGGTCAGCAACAGCTAAACCATCCAAGGTAATGCCTTCAATGTTGCTTATCCGGCTTGCATACAGCCAATCGTAATATGGGTGCGCTGCTGGAAGTTCTCGCTTCAATGAACCCTGGGCGGTTATCTCAGCTGAACCCAAGATTTGCTGGATTAGCCTACCCATCCCAGATCGAGGGATGACAAAGTCCATTGATGCTGAACCGCCACCCATTGAGAAACTAGCCTTTGATGGGCTAGTTCTTCCGGTAGTTTCAGCCGCCAATGCAGTCGTTGGATTAGTAGGCATTTTAAAACATTAACCCCCCTACAAATTTTAAAAATCCATTTGGATTTTGATTAACATCTTTGCCACCAACTTTTTCAACTTTAACTCCAGGACCACCAAACATTATTTTGCCTGCCGCCTTCTTCCATCCGCCACCATCCTTCATGTCTTGAAGAAGGTCTGCACAACGCTTGGTATTATTAGCAGTTTGAAGACCAGCATTAGCGGTTGAACTACCAAGACCTTGTTGGAGAAGGTTCTTACCAAATTCGGATATTCCAGAATAGCTGGCTTGCCGCGCACCCATTCCAGCAGAAACTCCAGGCTTAAAATCAAAGCTTTTAAACACGCCAACAGTACGCAAAAACCAGAAAGCAAGAGATGCTATTGCTCCAATAACTAAACTAATTCCTGCCGTCATTAATGTTGACATTATTACTGCTGATGTTGCAAAAGCTATTATAGCCTCTATTGCATGATAAATTAATACGAAGGCAAACCCTGTCAAAGCCATTATAATTGGATCAATCAGGAAGGTTATTGCCTTGATAAACAATGTGAACCATTGGATTAAAAGGCCAACTATGCTAAGTAAGTCCCTGAAGAATGGGAACAAGCTTACGAACAAGTCAAGGAATGCTGTTGTTAGGTTGGCAAATAATGGCGCAAGTTCCTTGGATATTGGCACAAGGAAATCTGCCAGAGTTCTTATTCCAGCAATCATCCCCTCAACAACTGGTTGAAGAGCAAGTCCTATAGTGGCGTATAAATCCTTGAAGGCAAATCCAAGTTGCAAAACCAATCCAGGATTTAAAGCAGCTACAAAACTGGTTGCTTTGGAAAGCATCCCAGTAAAACTTCTAAATGCCCCAACAACTCCATTGACTGCCTCCATAAGGCGACGAACACCACCCTTGCGGTATTCGTCTTCAGATCGCAATTTCCCAATCTTTTCCTGATCTTTTTCAAGCTGCTGCTGCCTTAATGCGGCAGCTTTCTGATTTTCCAAGCTAATCTGGGCCGCAAGAATTTCCCTTTTATCTTTTTCTAATGTTTCAAATTTTTGTTTTTCAAGACTCAACATTGAGTCAAGAATCTCTTTTCTGTTCTGCTCCATCTCTCGATATTTTTGATTCTCAAGACTTATTGCGGCATCAAGTATTTCCCTCTTGTTCTGCTCCATCTCCCGATATTTTTGGTTCTCAAGGCTAACTTGTGCGGCAAGAATGCTTGCCCTCTCCCTGTTCGCCGCATCCTCAATTGATGCCCTTGCTTGTATATCATCCCTCAGCCTTCTGATTCTGTCCTCAGAAGCGATTCTCTCTTCACTTGCTATTTTTTCATTTTCACTTTTTACTAATTTGTAAAAATCTTCCTCATACTGAAACTGTTCTTTTATTGCGTTTGCAATATCTCTCTTGTATTGCATTTCATCTTTGGCTTCTTGAGCCATTAATGCTGCAATATCTTTTTTGTACTGTAGCTCGTCCTTAGCCTCCTGCTTAACTAACGAGGCAAGTTCTTTCCTATATTGGAATTCCTCATTCGCTTCTTGCCTTACCCAAGCGGCGAATTCTTTTCTAAATTGTTTTTCGTTCCTAATTTCTTCAAGAAGATTGTACTGCCTCTCTACCGATGCTTCCTTTAGATTTTCCGCGCCCTTGATCATTCCTTTGGCAAAGCTTGAAATTGCTGAACTAATGGCTCTTGATGATTTATTTATTTCAGAAATGGCTTCCTTTGGAATGATGCCTTTTATGGCATCACCAAAAGACTTTGCTACTGGATCGGGTCCACCCTGTGGTCCGAAGCTATTTGCCACCTTGTGCTTCCTCCCACCTTTGCTCCAGTTCTTCTGGAGTTAGGCCTAATGCCATCCCAAGATTTAAAAAGTCATCTTTAGAACGGTCGATAGGAGTTCCGTCCTCGTCGTAATCATACATCTGCTTTATAGGTTTTGGAACACCTTTATTGTCTCTTTCTCTATAGTAAAGCAGGAAAATCTGACGCATGGTCAGATTTGCAATACTCTCCAGAGGAAGGCAAAAAGGTTCGTCAAGCAAGCCAGCGACTAACTGTGGCCAGTTAGGTTCTTCTATACCGCCGCTGGCTGATTCACTTTTTTTGGGTAAGACCTTTGTGTCACCATCTCCATCACATTCTTTGTCTCAGGCTCGTTAGCAACCAGTTCAATTGCCTCTTCCCTGCTGACATTGAATATTACTGCGACTAATGCACTAACACCTTTTATGGTTTCAAGCGCATCTTGGCACAACTCTCCACCAAAGCTGAAGCGGCCCTGGGAGATATCTTTTAAAATCTTGGAGATTTGCCTTCCGTATTCCTCTTCCCCAATCAACTCACGATGCGCCTTGATTGCCTCAATCGCGTCTGACTCAATCATCCTCTCAATCTTTGACTGAGACTTTAGATTAATCAGCGAAAGCTGGTACTTCTTACCATTTGAGCCTGTCCACTCAAGAGGTTCACCAGAATTCCCAAGTACATCAGAAACCGTATTGATGGGCATATTAAAACCTCGGAAGGGCATCCGTATCTATAGTTGTCGATGTAGCAGATGCTTTTAAATCAAATTGGAATTCAACAGCACCCTTTACACTAACATTATATGATGCAGCAACAACTATTGCTCTTTCACACCTGAAGAATTCAACACCACCAACAAATAGAGTTAAAACAGCTATTTTGCCAAATGTTGGTAGGTTTAGTGCGTCTTTATGAAATCCATGAACTTTAAAGCTGGTATCCCTGATTCCACCCTTCACATAAGTGGCAGGTGTTCCATTGACATACCACAATGGGTAATCAACAGAAAGTGCTTCATCTATGTTTGAATCTCTGTAAATCTTGACTGTGTTAAGCTCAATCGGATCGTCTTTTATTTCAGCAGACCAGCTATCAGCCTGCATGAATATGTCATCAAACTTCAACCCCGCTCTATAACCAGAATAGAACGGGGATGTAGTTACTCTTGTCGGATAATCGCCAAACGCTCCTGGCATTCAGATTACCCCAGGTTTGCTGCAAGCGATCCAGTAACCTCAATGGTTGCTTTTTCCTTAACGCTCGTATCAATTTTTACAGAAGTAATAAGAACCTGAAAGGTTCCAACACTTAATCCAGCTGCAACACCGAATGTGAAATTGGCTAAAGCACCAGAAGTAATTGTGCCACCGTTGTAAGGACCAGATGCCGAAACAGAACCACCCTGCACACCGGCAATCAATGATTTATTGCCAGAAGACTGGAAGTTGGTAACTTCGACTTCATCAACATCAACTGAAACGCTCCAGGTATCCATTGGATAAGCTGTAGCACCAATTGAAAAAGACCCACCTTTACCAGCATAGAACGGCATATTATTGACCTCCTAAGATAGCGATTTTGTAAGTTGCCCCAGAACCACCAGCTGTGATTTTCAAAGTCTTGGCACTTCCGCTTACTGCTTGCGCGGTCGTCTGTCCAAGGATAAAGAAACTACCGCTTGTCACAACCAACGCTGGGGCGGTTCCAGATAATGGCCAAGTAAGTGGATTCGTTGCTCCCTGCTGGAGAGTCACCTGTCCAGACGAGCAAGAGATAGCAATCGCAAACGCTCTGGTCATAGTCAATGACTGATTCAAAAAGTCAGTCATGCTTTGCAGGTCGTAGGTTTGCGTTCCAGCAGCAGCAAGAGTTCTCTGCTCAGCATAAACAACATTAGCAGGCGTAGCCCCTGTAATGGCTGGTGACGCAGATGCGGAGACGGCATCAAGTCCTTGAATGCTGTCCTGAAATCCGGTATTCGTCTTGGTTTGTGTCCAAGACAGATTGCCGGTTACAGATGCCAGACTAAGTGCCATTATACATCCTCAAGGACTGACACTCGGAGATTGCCACCTGGAGTGCTGGTCACGGACAATGTCGCACAATCCCCTGTAATGGGGCAGGCTGTCGGGAAACCAAATTGCCATAGCAATGGCTTATTGGCTACCATCGTGAAGGTGTTAACCGTTGTGCCACCGCTATTCTTGGTGAGTACTGTCATTGCTGCATCAGCGTAAATCAGTACTGACTTGACCAAGGAAGACGAGATTGGACAAACAATTGAGAAGTTCGATGCTGCTGCGGCAATCACAACATCCAGGTTTATCTCGCCATCGGCGGCTTGGCTAATTGAAAATACGGTTGGCGAACCATTATTTGAACTGAATGTAATACCAGCGGTATGAGTAATTGCCATTAAGAAATCCTCGTTTCGATACTCTTATAAGTAATTACCATACCTGAAATATCGTAATTACTTGCTTGCCCAGTTACAACCTCAAAAGCTGGATTAGTTTCCAATTGGCAATCATAGACAGTCACAGCACCATCTAGAAGGGGCTGGAACAGGACATTCCTTATGGATTGCCTTAGATCAAACAGGGTTGCCACATCGGCCTCGTAGACGCGATTTCCGGCCTGGATGATGCTTATCTCAATTGAGTAATTGTAGACAACTGTGTTCTGAAAAGCCTCTTCTGCCACCTGCTCTTGACCAGGTGAGATGATGATTACTGGCAATGAGTCTTCTTGGAGAAGTATTGGCCGCTTCCTGATGACACAATTATTCGCCTTCGGCAGAGCTTTAACCCTGTCCCTTACCGCGCTCATTATCTCAAAGAAAACGCTGGACATTAGTTAGTGCCTTCTGACGCTTCGGATGTTGCTTTTAGACTCCACTTTGTGCGCCAAGCCATGTCTTCAATTGAATCTACCCGGTAATGCTTGCCAAACTGATCCGTGATTCTGGCATTCAGCTTTGGAATAAAACTGACAGGAGCGCAATTTTTCCAGACTTGGAATTCAATTGCCGCCCCGTAAACCAGAGAAGAACCGCCCAAATCCGTCCCAAGCATTGCAGACTGCCTTTTAACATTCTCAATGATTATCGGATTCTCGTCCTTGTTCTGGATGGTCACAACTTCTGTATTATCGAAGATTGCGAAATCACCAGAAATATCTAGGGTGATCATTTGCCCATCTCCCTGACATTCCACGAAAGCGGCTTCCATTCCGCTTGAGGAGTCCACGGGTCGGGATTGCTTTTGGCTAAGGAAACCTGGATGACGCTCATGGCGGTAGCATCGAGCATCAGCCTTGGCCCCCTCATGCGCTTGCCTGAGCGCAACGCTTTCCAGTAGGGATAGGAACCCAAGGTTTGCTCGTCGTATCCAAGCTCAACAACAAGCTGGGTTATCTTTTTGAAAGCTTTAGCGGTAATGCTGGTTGGTTGCATTCTGACGCTTTTGCGAAGCTTTCCGGTTCTTTTCTTTGGGAATTCCCCAGGCTTTGACGCAACTTTGCCTGGGTAGTAATTCTTGTTTATATCTTGCTTGTGCTGATTGATAATGTCCTTGGCGACATTCCTGATTTTCGTGGAAACCTTCGCAGGACTGTACCAATCTGGCACACCCTTTGGAGATTCATAACGAAGCTCAAAAAGTACGCCTAGTGCCATTAATCAGTTACCAAGTAGGTTAGATGACCACCAAGGCTTGTTGATGCGCTTAGAACCAAATTCAAGGCCTCGCCAATCTCGGTTCTAAGCACTCCAACAGTACCAGCTGGAGTCATTGCTCCATATGCCGCCATCGTATTGCTGTGATTCCCAAAATACAATGTTCCAGTAATTGCTGTAGAACCTGAAGCAAAATATGCGTTTTGGTTCGCTGAACTCGTGATGGCATACAGTAACACCAAAATTCTTTTACCTGTAACAGCAGCAACAACAGTGTTTGATCCAGCTGTAGCTGCGTCAATCTTGGCGTATTTCATTTGGATTTCATCCTCGTCATACGCTGATAAGGACCAGCCACAAGCTGACGGACCTTCACCAGAGTTTCCATTTTTGTTGTCAGAATATGCAGGTAATCGCCCCAGTTAACAGTCTGACCGTCAACCGTGTAGTTTGGCTTGGGATCAATCGTCGCCTGCCTTATTGCTGCGGCGAGATTGTCTACAGCAGCATCAAGATCACTTTCAGCTGCCATCTTTAAACTCCGTTGCTGTGACGGGTCTTGATTCGTGCAAATGGAAACGAATGCGATATTCGTTCCTTGCTTGCTCTCTCGTATAAGCTTGGATAAACACCCTTGGGAGTCCCATTCCTGAGACTTCCCAAGGGCGCATTACCGGCTGAGATACTTGAGGCTTTTGCTGGGTGGGTTGCATTAGCTCATTACCTCTAATTAGGCATTGTTGTTCTTAACAACATGCCAAGGTGACCAGATGCTTGGGATACCGCGCTCGTTGGCGAAGTAGCTCGCAACGATACCACGATCAAGCATTTCGTACTGGTTAGGTGCAGCCTGCTGAACAGTCAGCGGGTAGTTCTGCATATACTTGAAGCTCTTACCTGCTTCCATCATGAACCACAAGCCATCAGAGTTGGCTTGGTTCAGGTTCAAACCATCCGCTGCCAGAGCGCGTTGCTCAAACAGAGGGCTGGAGAGAATCTGGAACTGACCGGAGTATGGGTTGCTACTTCCGGTGCTGATGTTAAGAACATCGACACTAGACTGGGTAGAGCCTGGGGCAGTACGCCTTTCGGTTCCGCTAGCACCCACGATCAGGTTAGCCGTTGCCAGCTTGGCGGGATTCACCAAGATGGTGTTAGGCGTGATCAGCAGACGCTTGCCAGTATGGGGGTCTTCCATACGGGTGAAAAGTAGGACGGTCGATTGGAGTGAGGTCCAGTCGATCAGCTGGTTTGTATGAGCGTTCAGAACACCCAGGGTCCGGCTGGTTTGATAGGTGTTGTAACTCGTACCGTTGTAGATGAAGGAGTTATTCACACCGATTATAGTGTCGATAACTTCCAACTCTTTGCGGTATGCAAGCTCAAGACCAACATTGCTAGCCTGCTGGAGAATCTGACCAGTCAGGTCAAAGAACACCGTTTCTTTCAGCACATCGATGGCGAGTGCGTTTTCACGGGTCTCTGGAGTCTGAATCCAACGCTCACCGAACTGTGCCCTGGTGTGGGTTTCACCGGGGGCGCGTTTGCGACCACGGTCACCAATGTTCTGAACGCCGATGATCTTCTGACCGTTAAGCTTGGTAGCTTCGACGGGCATCAGACGATCAGCAATCAGGGCAGGGTTCTGGAAGGCTTCCAGAATCTTGACTTCCACCAGACCGCCAACGATAGCGGTGAAGGTGTTGATGTTAAGGAAGGCGGATGGGTCAAGACCGAACCCGGTTGTTTCCAACAAGGCCCGCTTGTCACCAGCATAGCCGTTGTTTTCCATCATCGACGCGGCTTGGGTGTACTGTCCAAGTGCCCGTGAATCGGGATTGAACAGGGACCGCCAGCTTGGGCCAATAATGGATTCAGCCAACTCTTGAAGGCTGAACTGCTCAGGGCGCAAGCTGCGCTCACCGAGCTTTAGGTTACCGGCGAAATCCCGGTTGTCGTTGCCGTCCTTGTCGCAAAGACCAAGGCCTTGGCGCATTTCGGTTAGGAAACGCCAGCGACCATTGCCTTCCTTGCTGCGAGACTCGTACAAACTGCGAAGCTTCATCGTGTTCATGGATCAGTACCTTTCTTATTGTGTTGTGGATCAGGCCGAGGTGATGGTGTTGTAATCAGCGAAGTTGTAAGGCGACCAACGCCCAATCAACCGCACCCGCACCGATGTGGTATTCGATGCATAACGCTCGACTACATAACCAAGTGCCTCACCAGAATCGGTGGTCTTTATAACGCTCTGTGCTGCAACATTTCCAGCACCAGCAGTTGCTGTAACCGCAGCTGCAACCAAGTCACCGGGTTCAAAAGTTGCTGCTGCACAAGTGGCTTCATACAGCGCATCAGGCGTAAATGTGATGCCTTCGCCGTTGAAAGCTGGGTAACCAGCACTAGCATCAGCCGCCAACTTTCCTTGGAGTGCTACTCCAGCGAAAACCGCACGGATGGCAGCTTGGTCGGTGTTAACCGTCCCAGTTGCTACATACGCATCGAAAGGCTTCAGAACTTTATTGGTGCTGTCCCAATACAGAAGATCACCAGGAGTGATGGCGGTTGAAGCTGCGCTAGGCAGGTTCATAACCGTATCGGTTGCTGGTTTGTAAAGCCTAGACCCACCAAAAGTCGTACTCATTGCTCAAGACCCCTTTCTAGGATTAGTTAGACAACCAACGGAACAGAGACTCACCTTCTGGCAACTTGTCGCCACTCTTAGACTCCTGGAAGGTAGCCTGAGTGGGCGAACATTTGGGCTTTGCGGATGCGTTTGCTGCGGCAATCCGCTTAATCAAACGCTCCTTAGAGGCGCGAGTCAAACCCGAAAGGTCATCGACAAATGTCTCTTCAAAATCGATATTGTTAGCTTCGCAAATCTCACGAATCTCTTCTTTGGTTTCGTAGTATGCAAGCCTTTCGGAAGGGTCTTTCGACTCCTTCATAGCCTTCTTGATTTCTTTCTTCATCATCTTCTTGTCTTGCTTCTCGTCTTCGTGATCCTCGTCCTCATCTTCCTCTTCTTCTTTAGCTTCCATCTTTGAGTAGGAAGACCCGCACTTCTCGCAAACAGAAGTACCTTCCTTGATCTCGTCTTCTTCTTTCTCATCCTTCATGGAAGGTTTGCCGGAGGACTTCTCGTCGTCCTTGGCCTCCTCCATCTTGGATTTCATTTTCTCTTCAATTGCTTCTGTTGCGCTCATTTCTTGGCCCCCAACCTGTTTGGAAATCAAATCAATAATTGAGTCGGCTTTTTTGTCATCAGCCATATCGTGCTTGACGATTATCTGCATGACCTTCTCATGCAAATCCTTCATCTCTTTTTCTGAATTATGCATAGGAACCTCTGTATCGTCTTCGCCTTCTTTCAGAGTTCCAGTAGGCTTATTTGCGCTCTTGGATTTCGACTTTGTGAACTTGCGCCTTGCGCCAACAGCTTGTTTTTTGCTCTTATAACGAACTCTGTTTCCCGCTGCTTCTTCTGTTTCCTGCTCTCCTGGAGCTTGCGATTCCGTAAGTGACTTTGTCGTTGCCGGGTCTGCGACGAGATCGACATGGCGGACTTCCGTGATTTTGGAAACCACAAAAACATTCTTCTTGTCTACCATGCCCTCGCCTTGAGCATTGTGACTCATACCGAATACATCGTTAAGCTCTTCCCGTTCAGCAGCTTCGCAAACTGATTCGGCCAGCGGATGATTCTTGAGATACAGCAAATCGCCGTATACTCCCTCACCCTCCACGAAGCGAACATTGATGAACTTGCCGAACCGATCATGGCTAGACCGCTGCTGGGTTGGGCCTTTTTCCGGGTGATCGATGTTTACCTTGATTCCCTCGTACATCGGTACGGCATCTTTTAATGCTTCGGGAAGGTATTTTCTACCATTCTGGGAGTTGAACCCTATAATCTTTACGCCCTTAATTATGCCTTTTTCTCGGTCAATAAGTAGTTTCTTGCCGCCTTGTTGTGCCCCAAAATGGACAAGGCCGCTCAAATCTTCAAGTAGCAATTCGGTATTTTGCATATCTCTATAATGGTTATTGCGTCTATACTGTCAAGTCCCGATAATAATTTTTTTAGCTTTTTTTATCCTGGCCGTTCTTTTCTGCGGTGATTCGGCCTTTATGGATTTTTCGTCGAGCAGCATTCCCGTGACCGGATCAAGCAGTTGCTCCCACTTTAATTTCTCACCCTTCTTTAACCGCTTAACCGCTGCGCTATACCTTCTTACACCAATAGCCAATATTTGCCTGTCTTTGGAACTGGTCGAAAACCATTCATCAAATATTTTGGCGTTTGGAATAAGTCTACCTTTGAAGTCGTAAAACTTATTGGAATCCAATGACATGATTGGAGTTAACCAGCACCTGCAATTGTATGCTATTGATCCATCTGCCTCCAAAGGCGGATTAGGCATCTGGTCTAAGCCAGGATTTTCGTACTGCGGTTTCTTGTAGTAGATGGTTCCATTTCTAGCTCGATGAGCCGGGCGAATCCTGTCATCCAGTATCCCATGTACTTGAAACCCAACCAAATCCCTGGGCAAAGCCTCGTATGCCGCCTTGCCGGTTTTACCAGCCATTCCAGACATGGCGGTGCGGGCAATGGTGTATGCGTTGTTTCGCATCCTTACAAAATATTCAGAAATTATTCTCTGTCGTTTCATTGGATCGTTTTGAATCAACGCCAGCGACGAAAGTACGGTTGGAGACATTCCGCTTTTCGCCATCTTGGCCAGCATTCTTTTGCCAATATTTTCCCCACGGATAATGCGGAGGATTTGTTCTTTAGGCACTCCAGGGAAGAAAGTCTTGTTGATGGTCTTCCTTGCTTCCAACATTGAGTATTTTTCTAGAGTCGAAGTGATAATTACGCCCAGGTTTCTAAGATAAAGTTCCATCAATCTTTCTGATTTTTTCTCAATGAATGTCTGAATCTCAGAATAAATAATATCAATATTGTACTTAACATCGTATGCCTTGTTTATTTGTTCATACGAAGTAGCAAACCGCATCCTCCGTGAGACTATACCCATAGCCTCGCGGGAAATGCGGTTAATCGAATATTGCAATTCGATATTCTGGATTCCGATTAACGATGCCAACTCCTCGTTGAATTGGCGTGTTCTTTTATCCATTCTTGTCCGCTGCTTCCATTTGACCTTGAACCTTTTTAGCCCAGGCCCAACCGGCATCTCCACCCCACAGAAGCCAAGCAATATAGCCAGCAGAATCAACACCCCATCCTTCACCCTTTTTATCAACTTCATGGCGGGCAAAGAAGGAAACCATTTTGTTAACTACTTTGGGGGTCATTTCCTTGCCGCCAACAATATCCCTAGCTCTTCCAAGACCAACAGCAGTTCCGCCCCTGCCATACTTTTCACGCAATTTTAGGCCTTTTTGGGCAGCACTACGAACCTGTTTTGGAGGGTGGAATTCAATGTGGTCGTATTTCCCCTTAACATCCTCTTGCAGGTTTTCGGCAATCGGTTGGTCGGGTTCCGGCGGCTTCTGCAAATCCTTGTCCACACCTGTTGGCAATTCCTTAACCGGCTTCAATCCCCCGGCAGCTTTGGGAGAAGGCTTATTAATGGCTTCAAGTTCCTCTGGGAAAATCTCGTTTAGATTCTCTTCCGGCATCAATGGGAACGCCGCTTTTGCAATGGCTTTTCCAACAGAGACAGGAATCTGACCTGTTGCAACCCGCATGACGATTGCCGTCAGGTTCTCGATCTGTAGACCGTTTAGCGCAGAATCAGACATTTGCGTTCCATCATCCTCGCCCGGAACAATTTCTTCAGCCAGCTTTTCTTGCATCTGGTCGATGTTGTGCTGCTCTTGCTCAAAGTCCAAGCCCCGCTCTTGGGCAATAGTCTGGACAGACTTAACACCCAAGTTGTAGTAGATTTGATCGGCTTGGGAATCGGCAATCTTGTCACGGGCCTCCACTCCTGGAGGAGTCACAATCAAATCGATGTTCTCAAGAATATTGATGGGTATCTCTCCCATTTGGGCAGCGTGACGAATTGCCTCGTACACAACCTTGGTGAACGCCCGCTTGTAGTATGATTGAAGCCTTACGCAGTTGCGAAGGAATGGGGATTCGGCAGTAAGTGAGGAGGCATAATTTGCGCCAGACACATTGGCAGATGACAACCACTCTGGTGCGTTATGTCGGTTGCCAGCCGAGCGTAGAAGGGCTTGGAAGATGTCTAAGTGGTCTTTTGCAGAATCCGCACCAGGAGGCTTCACATAGTTCATTCCCTTTGGAATATCGAGGAATGTTCCAGGTTCAATCCGTTGATAATCAGTTGCCCGTCCAGTAGGAACCTGGGCCACAGAGTAATCAATATTTTCTTCTACGAACGCTTCTACTTGGGCATGGGAAGCGGCATCGTGTTGACGCACGGCAGCAATAGCCGATTGAACCGATGCACCCTCACCGAGGTTTCGGCGCAACTTCGATGCGATGTTAAATGTTTCGAGGGTTTCGTAGCTGAAATCGGATAGACCCCGCTTGATAGCCCTCGGGACATTGCACTTGATATGAACGATCCGGTCAGATGCGACAATCTCCCCCTGCGGAGTTTCCTTAGTTTTATCGTGTTCCAAGTCTTCGCCCTTGGGGGCAAAATAATTTACATGGTAATTCATGATGTTGAATACATCATCTGGATCAGTCTCGATCCCGTAGGACCAGTTGGAGAAATCCTCTCCAGGTGGCTGAATGATCTGTTCCGGCTCAATGGTTCGTATCAGCATTCTGCCAGATGGTTGGGGGAATAATCTCAGGAAGCATTCGCCATCCGTTCTGGATCGGGTGAAAATTTCCTGTTCAAATAATTCCCACTCGTTTTCGTACATGAATCGATTTACGATCCGTTGCACGGCAGAAATGGTGCTATCGTCAATGTCGGAATCGCTCTTTGGCCCAATCCGGTAGTTGTAGCCCGATCCAATGACATAGGAGCAAAGACCATTTAGGAGGCCTAGGGCATTTGGGCTGGTGGTGGCGACAAGTCTAGCTTGGGCGCGGATGACGCTGAGTTGCTGCTCTGAATACCAGAAGGGGAAGTTTGATCCGTATCGTCGGTCTTGGGGGTTTGAGATGGGATAAGCAAATACCCCGCCATCCCTAAAACGATCCAGTAGATCGACATAATTAGAAAGCCAGAAATCACTTGTGAGAGTCGATTCCCGTAGGGGTCTTTTGACTTTTTTGCCGTGTTCCGGCGAAACAGGTGCATTGGCTTTTCCAGGAACGAGGAAGTCAATGATTTGTCGCCATACGCTCATGCGATGATTCTCCTGGAAACCCTTGTACGGCGATTATTCCAAATGCCAATCATTGCCCTCAATGCCATTTCCAAGGCATCTGGACCATCATCGAATTTCCCAAGAGGAAACTCACGCAGCTGTGCAACAAGGAGCCTGGAACCCTCTGATCTCCTAAATCGGATGTTCCTGTTGGCGAGATAAGGTCCGAGTCTCCTGATTCGCACATCCTTATTGATGGTATTATAAAGTTGGATGATTGGAATATCAGTTCCCTGATTTTGACACTCTGTAAGTATTTGTTTTGCAAGAAGATGCTGGAACTGATTTGTTTCAACTATCAAGGCATCCGGCTCGAAATCCATTGCTTCTGCCACAAACTTGTTGACTAGTTTTTCTGAATCAATCTTCAACATAGTTGCATCACAATAAAGAATTCCCTTTGTGTCGCGGGATAGGCGGACTATTGCGGAATAGTCACCATGCCTTGAATCCCGGCCTTTTGATGGGTCAATTGCTAGTGTCTTTATCTTTGTTTCGCAATCCTTTGGGAAATCGTCTACCCAGATATGCTCTCCAAAGTGAGAATTGGGCCATTCCGCACCTTCTTGGTCTACGAATTCCCCGTCGAGTTCCTGGGATGCTTGCCGGTCAGAATATTGCTGGGAAACCGCCCCAACGAATTCACGGGCCAGGAATGGGTTCTGGGAAGTTTTGGAACGGAACAGGGCTGTATTGTCTCGTTCGCCCTTGCCAAATACCGAGTAGGTCCAATGCCCCATGCCTTTAGGGGTGAAGGTTGCGGTCAGGAAACCCATCCGCCCACCTTCTCGAAGGCGACCAATGCAGATGCTGAACACTTCTTCGGACATAAGCGAGGCTTCATCCATCCAAATGCCAGACAAGTTAGGCCCGCGCAATCGGTCAGGGTCGTCACCAGAACGGAAGATAATTTCGGAACCATTTGAAAGGACAAGCCGGGGAGGCTGTTTCCACTTTTCTTTTGTTACTTCCAGTTCATCAGATAGCTGGTAGATAGTACGCATCGTTGCGTCTTGAAGGATGGTGTAGGTAGGAGATATCACCATGTATAGGCGACCCTTGCCGTCTTCGCTCATGGCCCGGCGCAATAGGTCGTACGCTCCAACATAGGATTTGCCAGAACCGATCCCGCCTACGAAGCCGCGGTAGAGTGCTTGGGAATGGTGGAAATCGAATTGAACCTGATGCAGACGCATCGTTTTGGTGATGGTCTTCAACTCGCCCTTCTTGGACGGTTTGAATTCTTCGTCAGGATCAATCCCCGCCGGTTTCCGCCCCATCGTTAAAGCTCTCCGGTAGTTTCGGCTTATAACCTATATTTTGCGATGTGACGCTGATCAGGACTTCAGGGGCCGAATGGGCATCCACGATCTCTTCGACCACTTGGAGGCGAACCTGATTGACGGAATGGACCTCTTGGCGTTCGACATAGCCTCGATCCCGGCCCAGGGTTTTCAGCATTAACTGGATTGCCCATTGTTCGCCATTATCTACAGCCTCCATTAGCTTGGTTTCCGCCTTGTCCAGCATCTTACCACGCTGGTCCTTGGCAACCGATTCCAGTTCTGGGTCGTTTGCAATACGGTAGGCTAGGGCCGATTTGGTTACGCCCAGGTGTTCGGCGGCTAAGTAGTACAGTCCACGGCAGCGGCGGATTGAAGCGATTATTTCTTCGTTTGTCAGCTTAGTGATGGCGGCCTGGGGTTTCTTACTCTCCAGGATAGAAGCCTTCTCGGCGGTTTCCATGCCAGATAGCTTTGTTATTCTTAACGATTCTTCTTGCTTGCTTTTCGCCATAAAAGTTTTTTCCAAAAATTTGGGTTCCCTATTTAGGAGTTTACGAATCGTATAAGACCGGGGGGGGGTCTGTCAATTTCCCTATTGGTTGTAGTGATATAAAAGTATAGCTGACAAGGAGAGTATTTTTTAAATTCTGAATAGAAGAGTGGTTGAGTGTTAAAATAGGAAAGTAGTAAAAAATTGTTCACAAATTTGTGGGGTGAAGTGTCGCCCATACGCGATATTTGATGATTTCCTACCTTAAATGTCGTTTGTTTCAACAATA